TGTATTACCGGATATCAGATTTATTTTAGAGGTTTAGATGACACAGAAAAATTAAAAGGGATCATCCCCACAAAAGGTGTAATTACCGATCTTTGGATAGAAGAAGCAACCGAAATGAAAAAGGATGATTTTAATCAATTAAAGAAGAGATTAAGGGGACTTACCGGAGTTAAATCTAAAATTTTAAAGCGTATAACATTATCCTTTAATCCGATTATGCGTTCGCACTGGATATTTAAAGAATTCTTCACTAATTGGATAGAAGGCAGTTTTGAATATCACGATGACAAGTTATCGATATTAAAGACAACATATAAGGATAACCGTTTCTTAGAGCAAGACGATATAGACGAATTAGAAAACGAACAAGACCCGTATTATAGAGACGTTTACACCTTAGGCAACTGGGGCATCTTAGGTGACCTGATCTTCACCAACTGGCGCATAGAAGATCTCTCAAAGCTTAAAAATACTTTCGGGACTTATTATAACGGCCTTGACTTTGGCTATAGTAATGACCCCACAGCGGCAGGTAGGCAGGCTATAAAGGGCAAGACTTTATATATCTTAGAAGAGATGATCTATGAGCTGGGATTAACCAATGATGTTATAGCTAAAAAGCTCGAACCGATAATCAAAAAAGAATATATCCGATGTGACAACGAACCTAAATCAATAGCTGAATTAAGAGGCTACGGAATAGAGGCTCTGGCAGCTAAAAAGGGTCCGGGAAGTGTCAACTTCGGGATTCAATATTTGAGGCAATTTGAAATTGTAATAGATAGGCAATGTCAAAATGCAATTAATGAATTCCAACAGTATCAATGGAAAAAGAATAAAGACGGGGAAACAATAAACGAACCTGTAGACAAGTACAATCATTACATCGACCAGGTCAGATATGCCCTAAATGACAGGATCTTCGAAGGAGAGGAAGAAGAGGTATATACCGCTTCAGGTTTAGGAATATTTTAAGTAATTAATAAAGGAGATTTACCATGAACATAAAAGATATTTTAGAGAAGTATAAAGACGATTTTGCCAAGCTAACAACCGTTCTTTGTAAAGACCCGGTAGAACGGGATATTGAAACTCATGAAAAAGAATATACAGGGGATCATGCTATCCTAAATAGGGAAGTTAAGACTGTTGGTACTGGTACTTCGACAAGGCGTGTAGAGCAGGCAAAATTAGTCATCAAATATCAGAAGAAAATTGTTAACATGGCTGTATCATTCTTATTCGGTGATGCCGTGAAATTAGTCTTGGCCAACAAAGAAGATAATTTACAAGATACATTTACCCTTATTCAGGATGTTTGGGATAAGAATAAGCTTGATTATTTTAATCGGAAGCTGGCACGGCGGTTATTCATTGAAACAAAGGTAGCCGAGCTATGGTATGTGGTAGTCGATGATGAAAATATAAAACATATTAAGGTAGCTCTCCTATGCAATGAAAACGGAGACGAGATATTTTCCCACTTCAATGAAAACGGAGACTTAGACGGCTTTGTACGCAGATATAAGTTAGAAGATGTAGATGAGAAAACCTATGAGCATATTGATATTTATACCGCTAAAGAGATTATTTATGGCATTAAAAAAGAGGCCTGGGAAGTCGTAAAGAAAGAGAATTATTTTGGCAAGATCCCGGTTATTTATTATGAGCAGGCTGAACCGGAGTGGACAGATGTACAAACTGAAATTGATAGAAGCGAAATGCTGATCAGTAAATTTGCTGATACTAATGATTACTTTGGATCACCTACATTAAAGATAAAAGGGAAAGTAACCAACCCTCCGGAGAAGGCAGAAGTAGGGAAAATATTACAATTCACTGGTGTGATAGGCGCTGAAGGTAAAACAGAATACGGCGATGCTGAATACCTAACCTGGGACCAGGCTCCGGAAGCGATTAAATTAGAATATAACACCCTAAAAGATATAATCTTCTCTATGACTTCTACACCTGATCTATCCTTTGACAACGTTAAAGGTATGAATCAAACTTCCGGCGAAACCCTTAAATTCATGTTTTTAGATGCTATCTTAAAAGCAAAAAACAAAGAAGAAACATTTGGAGAGGCGTTAATGAGAAGAATAAATTTATTAAAGGCAATAATAAGTGTGACCGATGTAAAAGAAAAACAGAACTTAGACCTTTTAGATATATCGGTGAAATTCGGGAACGTATTACCACAGGATGTAACCGAAACAATAAACGCTTTATCGACTGCAAGGGGTGGAGAGGCAATAATGAGCAGAGATGCAGCAGTTCGAGGCAATCCTCTCGTAGAAGATTCGGAAGAGGATATTCAAAGATTAGACGAAGAAAAGAAAGGCGAGGTAGGAAAACTTGGAGAATCGTATGTTATATAAAACATTGGGATATTTAGGAGTAAATAAAAAGGAGAAACAGAACATAATGCTGCTTTTCATATAGGTTTGGCAAAATTCATAATATCTAAATTTAGTAAAAAAGATGATATTATTCTTGACCCATTTATAGGAAGTGGCACGACTGGAGTGGCTTGTAAGGAATTAGGGCGTAGGTATATAGGTATAGAAATGAATCCAGAATATTGCGAGATAGCCAGACGGCGAATAAAGGCTATCCCAGAATTATTATTTTAGGAGTATTAAATGACTATAGAAGAACAATTTGAAGCTAAACATATAAAAGCCATAATCGCATACAACAAGAAAATTGAAGCTGTATTAAATCAGGCTTCCAAAGACCTTGCGAAGAGAATAACTGTTTTTAATTTAAAGAACCCGACCGCAATCTCTCAAGGCTCTTTCTATATACGCAATAAAGGCTTAGAAAAACAAGTTGATATAATCTTAGGCAAGCTCCGTAATGATATCGAGGCCTATATCGGAAACGGCGTAGTCAGTCAATGGGATATGGCTAACCTAAAAAATAATAAATTAGTGGGCAAGTGGGCAGAGGGAATAAAGTTGACTAAAAACGGTATACCGACCTCATTTAACCAGTTGAATATGGAGGCGTTAGATACATTTCTTACGCGGACCACAGCGGGAATAAAGGTTAGCGATAGGGTCTGGAATATAGTGGCTGGGGCGAAGGATCAAATAGAGCTATATTTGGCAAGTGGTATATCTACAGGTAGAAGCGCGGCGGGTATAGCGAGAGATGTAAAAATGTATTTGAATGAGCCAAATAAACTTTTTAGAAGAGTTAGACAGGAAAGGAAGCTTGTATTATCAAAAGCCGCAAGGGGATACAGACCTGGAGCGGGTGTATACCGATCATCATATCAAAATGCCTTGCGGTTAACATCAACCGAAGTCAATTCCGCTTACAGGGTTTCCGATTATGTTAGGAGACAAAATCTTGATTTCGTTGTTGGAATAGAAGTACACCTATCATCCGACCATGACATTTTTGATATTTGCGATTCCTTAGTTGGAGTATATCCCAAGACTTATTGTTTTGATAACTTTCACCCTCGTTGCGTCTGTTATACTACCTCAATCATGTTAAACGAAAAGGATTCTTTAAAATATATGGAGACTGGGAATATTGCTCAAGATCGATATATTACAAAAATACCTTCTAATGCTAAACAATGGATAAATGAGAATAAAGAGAAGATTTTAGGGTATAAACAATTGCCTTTTTTTATACAACAAAACTATGATAAAAATTTTAATTTATTAGAAAAAGCAAACGTTCCATATCTCTAAGGGAAGGAGGGAATAAATTGAAAATACCGCAATTTGATTTAACGGCTCAATATGCTTCCATAAAATCAGAAATCAATACAGCTATTAAATCCGTTCTTGAATCAGGCACAGTTATCAATGGTGGCAATGTAAGACTAATAGAAAACTTTCTCGCATGCTATTCAGGAACCAGATACGGCGTAGGCGTGGCCAACGGTTCAGACGCTCTCTATATAGCCCTAAAAGCCTTGGGAGTAACTAAGGGCGATTATGTTATAACGACACCTTTTACATTCTTTGCTCCTGCTGGAAGTATTGTAAGAGCAGGAGCGACCCCTATATTTGTAGATATCGAACCAGATACTTATAATATAGACCCTGTAAAATTACAAGAATATATCGATGAAATTTGTATATTAGCAGGTCGCCAATTAATAGATAAAGAAACCGGCTTAGGCGTTAAGGCAATTATCCCAGTCCACCTATTCGGCCAGATGTGTAAAATGGATAAGATAATGGATATAGCCTGCATGTATAACCTGAAAGTAATAGAAGATTGCGCTCAGGCGATAGGTTCAGAATATAAAGGCAAAAGAGCTGGAAGCTACGGAGACCTTACAACCTTCTCATTCTATCCTACTAAAAATCTTGGCACTTATGGAGACGGAGGCATGATTGTAACCTCTTCAAAGGAACTTGCTGATTACTGCCGCTTATTCCGTTCTCACGGTGCAGACCCCAAATACTATCATAAAGTTATAGGTATTAATTCCCGCTTAGACGAAATTCACGCTGCCATATTGCTTATAAAATTGAGATATTTGGATAAGTGGTTAGCAGATAGGGCTAAGGTAGCCTATAGATATCAATTATTATTTGAACGATATGGTTTGTTAAATATGATAAAACTTCCGTTATATAATATCCGCTATAGCCAATACAAAGACCATACCTTTAACCAATATGTAATCTACGCAAGAGACAGAAACAGACTGCAAAAATACCTAAAAGAAAACGGTATAGGAACGAACATCTATTATCCATTGTGTCTACATTTACAGGAATGTTTTAAATATTTAGGCTACAAAGAAGGCGACTTCCCCGTTGCAGAAAATGCCAGTAAACACGCGCTGGCTTTGCCGATTTATCCGGAGCTTACAGGGGAACAACAGGAATATATAATAGGTAAGATAAGTGAATTTTATAAATTATGAAGGAGGTAAAAATTAGATGATTAATAAAGAATACATAGATTATTTAAAGGGAGATAAAACAAAGGTTTTACCAAAACCAAATTATAAATATAAAATCTCTGAATTGATAGAATATCTCGACCATATCTATGCATTAGTGGAAGGGGAATGTCTTGAAAATGAATTAGATGAATCAAAATTAGATGAAATTGAAATTAAATTAATAAAACACGATGAATTAATGAATTTTGATATAAGTGAAGAATTAGATAGAGAATTAAAAAATAGATTGGAAGAGTGTAATGACAATTATTAAAAAATATGAGGGGGTTAAATGAGTAAATTAAAATTAGCCCTAATAGGCTGTGGAAGGATATCAGATAATCACCTGAAAGCGGTATTAGACAATTATTGTGAAATAGAGCTTGTGGCGGTCTGCGATGTTATAGAGAGTAAGGCTGGATTTAAAGCTACCGAATATCTATCAAAAGCACGGGAAAGATATGTTTTAATTACATGGCCTAAAGTATATTCTGATTACCGCGTAATGCTCCAAAAAGAGGACATAGATATCTGTTCTATTTGTACCGAATCTGGCTATCATGTTGGGATTGCCCTCTACTGCCTTGACCACGGCAAACATGTCATCGTAGAAAAACCAATGGCCATGTCAATATCAGGTGCTAACGTGATGATAAAAACTGCTCATAACAATAAGCTAAAGTTAGCAGTTTGTCACCAGAATAGATTTAATAAGCCTATACAGAAATTGAGGCAGGCAGTCGAAGAAGGGCGTTTTGGCCGAATCTTTGCCGGTACTGCCAGGATCTTATGGAATCGAAGTAAAGAATATTACAGTAAAGCAGGCTGGAGAGGTACCTGGAAATTAGACGGCGGTTGCTTATTAAACCAATGCACCCACAATATAGACCTCTTACAATGGATGATAGACAGCGGGATATACTCCGTTTATGGCCAGACTGGGAATTTCTTACATCCCTATATTCAAGCTGAAGACTATGGAAGCATTATCATTAAGTTTAACAATGGAGCTATAGGAAATGTCGAGGGGACTGTTAATGTCTATCCTACAAACTTAGAGGAAACACTTACCATATTAGGGGAAAAGGGGACTGCGGTTATAGGCGGGTTGGCCTTAAATAAGATCTTAGTTTGGGACTTTGAAGACAGGCGGGATTCATTAGAGCAGGTAAAAAGGGAATATGATTTAGGGGACGGTAATATCTATGGCGATGGGCATACTCCGTTATATGCAGATTTTATATGGGCGGTTAGGAATAATGATACTCCATTGATAGATGGCAATGAAGGAAGAAAATCTTTAAGCATAATTTTGATGGCCTATAAGTCTCAAAAATATTCGAGGGCTATAGGTGCTGATGAAGGGTCGGATATAAGTTCGGAAGAGTTTGTATTTGAGGGGAGGTGATAAAAATTATGAGTTTAATAAATTCAACATTAATGGAATTAATTGAAGATGTAAATATCTGTAGCGAAGATGAGGAACAACGTAGACTTACTAAAACATATAAAATCCTTGATTCAGATTATAAAAAAATAGAACAGATTAATCCTCCTATAAATCCTGGTGCAAAAGTAGAAATATATTGGCGGAAAAGATGTGGATATAACCAACCAGACTATGGTTATATTTTTACATTACCAGGGGATGACGAAGATGATGTTTTTGTAAGTGGAATAATCCATGTACCATATCCTCAAGGTGGTGAAAAATGTTTAAACGAACCAGAATGGATTTATATAAATAGACTTATGATAAACCCAGAAGTCGTTAAAATAAAAATTATTGGGAGGTAATTATGAGGGATTATTTAAACGATTTTGAAGATTTTAGTATGGTGAGAACTACAATTATTGAGGACAAAGTAATCATCGGAAAAAACTGTAAGTTTGGCTATAATGTAGTAATTAGAAACGGCACTGTTATCGGCGACAACGTTAGAATTGATGATAATGCAGTAATCGGGAAACTTCCCATGAGAGCAAGTATAAGCATTTTTAAAGAGGATTTAAATTTAGCTCCAACAGTTATAGGCGATAATTGTATAATCGGGACCAACACGGTTATTTATATAGGTTCTAAAATTGCTAACAATGTTATGGTAGCTGACTTGGCTACTATAAGAGAAAATACTACAATAGGCGAATATACCATTATCGGCAGGGGCGTAACCATTGAAAATTATGTAATGATAGGTAAACGTTGTAAGTTAGAAAGTAACTGTTATATTACAGCTTATTCCTATTTAGGCGATTATGTTTTTATTGCTCCCGGAGTAGTCACAAGTAATGATAATTATTTGGGTAGGACAGAAGAACGATTCAAACATTTTTGCGGTGTTAGAGTAGAAAGAGGCGGTAGAATCGGAGCAGGGGCGGTTATACTTCCGGGTAAAGTTATAGGCGAGGATGCTTTGGTTGCGGCGGGTTCAATAGTTACCAAAGATGTACCTGCTCGAATGGTGGTTATGGGGTCACCTGCTCGGGTTATACGGAATGTACTTAGTGATCAGTTAATAGAGAATCAAAAGTTTTATGTAGGATAGGAAGGGGGATTATGAAACAAAAAGAGAAACGGATAAAGTTTGAGAAGGTTAGAATTGTTTCGAGTGACTATATAATTACATATCATAAAATAATTGTAAAAGATGGACGTTCTTTAGATGGTCATATTGATGAAGGGGATAAAGAAATAGAAATACTTGATTCACTTAATTATCAATATGAATTGCAGGTTATCTTACATGAAGCTATGCATGGTATAAAATATGAAATGCGCTTTGATTGTAATAATGATGAGAATATGAATATTCAACTCACTACTGGCGTTACCTGCTTTATTCGGGATAACCCGGAGTTTGTGAGGGAGTATATGAGGGTGTTAAATGGAAAGTAAAAAAGGAGGAAGAAATTGGAAAAAGTAAGTGTAATTTGTGCTGCAGATCTTGATAATTTCATTGACCCGATAATTGAAGGGTTGGCAAGTGATTATACAGTTAGGAAGTTTGTAGTAAGGACTAAATGGGATATTTTTAATGCAATTGACTGGGGCGATACGATCTTCTTCGAATGGGCGAATGAATCGGCTGTTATAGGGACTAACTATAAAAATATAAAAGGGAAAAAGGTAATAGTCCGGCTTCACAGCTATGAAATATTTACCGACTTCCCGAAACAAATTAACTGGGATGTGGTAGATAGTTTAATCTTTGTAGCTCCGCATATTAGAGAGATCTTAAATGAATTATCTCCTGGAATTATAGAAAAAGTAGAAACTACGGTAGTTTATAATGGGGTAGATATAGATAAAATCCCATTCAAAGAGAGAGAGCCGGGGCATAACATCGCCTTAGTCGGGTATATTAATTACAAGAAGAATCCGCAAATGGCATTACAGATAATGAAAAAGCTGGTAGATATTGATAAGAGATACTTATTACACGTGGCTGGGGCATATCAGGACTTACGGTATAAAATATACCTTGAACACATAATAAAAGAAATGGGACTAGAGGATAACGTCATTTTTCATGGCTGGATAGATGACATGGAAGGCTTTTGGGAAGATATAAATTATCTCTTGCATACATCAATCCACGAGGGACATTCTTACGCAATACTTGAGGCTTTTTCAAGAGGGATAAAACCTATCATTCATGATTTCAGGGGTGCTAAAGGATTGTATCCCAAAGATGTTATCTTCAATACAATTAATGAAGCAGTAATAGAAATAACTGATGGAGATTATAATTCTAAACTATATAGAAGTTGGGTAATTAATAAAGGCTGGACACTCGAAAATCAATTGAAAGAATTAAGAGAAATATTTTAATGATAGAAAAGTTGACATATAAAAAATTCTGTTATATAATTAAAATGTATATATAGGAGTTGAATATGAACGTAATTATGGGTTTAATTGGTTTTGCAATAGGTTGGTTTGGAACTTTATTTATTATAATCTATTTTGATAAAACTGAAAGATGGTATAGAAAATTTCAGAAAACAGATTTTCATTTTAAAGATTGGGATGAATTAAAATTGAATATTGGTAATGATATACACTATTTAAAATGGGATGGAAACCAATTAGAAATTAAAGGGAGTTTAAATGGATAATTCCGAAATAGCAGGTTATATATGTGCTGGAGTAGTTGCAGTTTTTGCAATAGGGTTTTATATTTGGTTAAGTATAAAAGTACATAATTTACAAAGGTAATTTATGGAAAGGGATAATATGAAAGCCAGAATTAAAGACAAAGAAAAAGCTCCATTACTAATAAATGACCGCAATGGAACGGTAGTTTATACAGACGATGGTGCATTTGAAGTTATTAATATTAATGACAAAGAAAAGGTATGCACATTAAAAGGTGCTTATATGGGAGCGGATATAAATAATGTTCCTATAAAGATATTGGAATTTATTGAAAAGTAAATAATATTTGAAAATTAAATAATAAATTAACGAGAGCCCCTTAGAGAGCCAACTTAAGAATGATTTTTAATCGAATCTTCTTAGGCTGGCTCTTTTTTTTTGGGGAAAATAATTGGAGGTGAATAATGGCGAATAGAGTAGAAGAATATCAAATCGAATCTGCAATGGATACTTTGTTAAGAGCTGAAGATATCAAACAAGATAAGAACCTATTAAATAAAGCTATAAAAGTAATGGAAAAGAAACAAAAGAGCATATCAGCTATATTAAGGGAAGCGGCTATTAAAGCGGCTTCAAAAAAATAAAAATATAAAGGAGATTAATTAAAATGGACTTAACAACTCAAATTAAAAAAGCACTGAAAGAAGCAGGGCTTGATGAGGCGTTAGCGGAAAAGATCAAGGTGACTGAAGAAAGTCAAATTGAAGCAGAAATTGAAAAATTAAAAGGGAAAATAGAACTTACCCCAGAACAGCTCGCCGCAGCAATTAAAGAAGCTGGATTAGAGGAAAGTTATAAAAAATCCCTACAAAGTGAAGTGGACAGAAGGGTCTCGCAGGCCATTACTACTCATGACCTTAAACTGTCAAAAGAAAAAGAAGAGGCAACAGCAAAAGCAAAAACAGAAGAAACAAAAACGAAAGAGCAGGCGAATATGAGCGAAACTGAAAAGACAATAGCTAACCTAACTGAACAGATTGGGAACTTAACCAATATGGTTAAGGGTCTCGGCGAATCGACTGTTAAGGCAAAAAGGGAAACTTTAATAAAAGACTCTTTAAAAAAAGCAGGCTTAAGTGAAGGATTCTCTAAATATATTACAGTTGAGAAAGATGAGGACATCGAGGGAAGTGTCACTAGCTTAAAGGACGAGGTTCTCGGACTTAAACAAGCAGAAATCGATAAGAAATTAAAAGACGGTGAACCACCTGCAAAAGGCGAAGCGGCTGGATCTATGAATGAAGAATTAATAGCTAAAGTTGCAAGTGGAAAAGGAACAGCTGAAGGAACTTTTGAAGGTAAGAAATTAATAGAAGAATAAATATAAATAATTTAAACGAGGTGAATAATAATGAGTTTACAAGTAAATAAAGAATCGGGATCTGTTTATGATCCTGTGTTTCTAAAAATATTAGAAGATATTCCCGGTGGAGTAACTATTAAAACTAATAGATTCCCGACCGATACCAAAGAAATTAAAAAGGGTGCATTGTTAAACGATGACGCTACTACTGCGGGGCTGTATAACGTAATCAAGACTGTAAGGGTAACTGCTGCTGCAGCTGCAGCTGACACTGTTTTAGCAGTTGAACCTGCTGACCATTTATTTAAGGCTAATGATTATATTTATACTAATTTAATCCATGCCAATAAAATTGTCACTGCTGAACCAGCTACACTTCATTTAGCTGTTGCACTTGCTACTGGTGGTGTTGCTTCAGGTGCAGTCTTATATGAAACTGCCACCGTTACAACCGCAACCGCTCTTTATGCTGCAAATGCTGTCCTGAGGGATACTATAGAAGTGAGAGACGAGAAAGGCGAGAAATTAGCTAATATATTCGCAGGTGCTGTTGTTAGAGGTACGGTCGATGAATCAGAGATGCCTTATTTTGTAACTGCTGCTGACAAGACTGCTCTTACTGCCAGAATAAGATTCGCATAAAAAATAAAAAATGAATAAATGAGGTGAACAATAATGAGTGAATATAATATGTTTAATGAGATGAATAAGAAGAATTTAGAAATATGGTTAAATAAGAGGCCGTATGAGAAACAATATTGGCCTAACTTCTTCCCCATGAAGACTACGCCATATTTGAATTTTGAAACTTTAATTGGCAGTGAAGGGAATCGTGTAATGGCAGATGTGGTGAGTTTTAACAGTTCTGCCCCTCTCAAGACAAGAAAAAGCATAAGCAAATTAACCGGTTCAATTCCTTCGATTAGAGTAAAAAGACAAATGACTGAAACTGATATCAACGATTATAATGCTTTTAAGGCTATGGCAAATCC